CTTTCAGCATATTATAGACTCCTCTTGGCCATCTTGCACCAGTTCTTACCCATAATACATCTTCAAAAGGAATAACATGTGTTGCACCATAAGATGTTTCTACCATTAACTTTCTGGACTTTGTAGATTTCTTGATTACCTTTGCAGATTTTGCTTTTGCCTCACTTACCTTAAAAGCAACCAAAGCTCCTATCTGAATATTATCAAGGTACTTCTGCTTCTGCTCCATATTAATGCTGACTGAATTTTCTTGCTTTGTCTCAGTCTCTACATTAACCTCGTCATTGTCAATTGCTGTTTCATCTGTAGCACTCTGAACTCTTGTGATTCCACCAACATTTGCATTCTCGCTCTCTGCTCGTACAATTGCTTCAATGAGCTGAGGTTTTGTCATATCCCAACGACCTGATATATTCAGAACCTTTGCCTTGTCTCTGAGCTCCTTTACTGTAAGTTCTGCATACTCTTTCATTCTTGCCATATAAATGACCTCCATTAATCTTAATATTTTATCCTCTTGCGAAGATTGGTGATGGTACTTGTTTAACGATGCGACCATTAAACATCTCTACTGAGTACTTATTTCTCGGGCTTTACAAATTCACATGCTATCATTGGAACATATACAAACTCATATTTTTCTTTGTTTATGTCGTAGTATCTGAATGCCCAACCTGTAAATTCTGTGTCTGCAGTTTTGATAAGCTCAACCCTATAATTTCCACTCTCATGTGTATAGTGCATTTCTGTCTCTGACTTAAATGTTGTTTTAAACCATTTCTTACTTGCCTTTGCAATACCTTTTACACATACAATCCCTATGCTATATGCACCAAGATTGTTGAGTTCCTCATGTGTAAGCTTTTTGATTGTTTCATTCTTAATTGTCATACTAAACACTCCTTTTAAATTCGGGACACCTTCATCAAATGGATTATGCAAACTATTGCTCACATTCACTCCGTTGGTTCTGCGTTCTACTCTGAGATGCGGAAGCCATTTGATTTCGGTTCATTTCTTTTCTTCTATAACTATTATATCACATCATTTTCGATTTGTCAATAGGTTTTTGAAAATTTTTTCAGATTTTTTTAGGGGAGGATTTATCTCCCCATTTATCATAATTTAACATGAAGCTTTATTCCATTTTTCAGAACTGCAATTGTTTCATAGAATCCCCACTCTTTGTTGTAAACAACCTTGAGTTCTTCAACATCTTCAAGGAATACTCGGAACTCTTTTTCGCGGTATTCATTCCAATAGATTAAAGATGTGTCATGCGATACTCTCAAATCTGAATCAAAATACCAGATTGTCTCTGTGTTAAGCATATCCCTTAACTGCTCCCATGAATAAAGGTCATTGTCAAGGATAACGTTTTTCTGCCCTGCATTCTTTAAAACTTTCATACTAATTTCCTCCTCTAAGGTCTTTCGTTGTTTTCGGGATAGTTCCCTTTCTGTAATTTTATTATATCACCTTACTACAAGTTTGTCAATAGGTTTTAGAAAAATTTATTTTTTAACTTTATCAATGATAAAAAGAAAGCGGTGGATATTTCGCCACCGCCTTACATTTCCTTATCTTAAGTCATTCAGAAACTTATCAAACTTCATACGAGTTCTTTCGTCAGGAGCTTTATTCCTGAGCATTTCTACTCTCTCCATAAACTCCTCCCGCATTTCTTCGCCTCTTGAATAATCCATAGACCTATCGTCCATACTTCTATTTGCATTAGAACGTCTATTGGATTCCCAAGATTCTCTGCTTCTGTTTCTACCACGATTTGCCATACTGTCATTGTCATACCAATTACCTGTATAGCTTTCCTTTGATTCAGCTCTATTAATTTTTGTATCAATGTTATTAGCTGTCTCTGTAAGTTTATTCAGATACTCCAAATCAGTTGTTGACATTTGACCACCAGACTTACGAAGTTTCTTAGTCATTTCATTGAGCTCGTCCTCAACAAATTCACAGAGCTCATAATATACTTCAATTTTCTTGTCCATTATTTTCACTCCTTATGCGATTCTATTAATATCAAGATTGCCATTGATTTGGTCTATTGCAGGGGTTGGTACGGTTGTGCCATCTGTTATACCTGAAACATACTCAATAGCAAGTGTAAAGCAACAACCTCTTGGCACCTTAATAATGGCTGTACTTGTTACATTGTTGAACTCCTCAGCAGCAGCTGGTGTTGAAATAGCTCTGCTTGAAATTCTTGGCTCACCATTTACTACAATAGATATAGCTATTGGAGTTACGGTTCCGCCTTCTGTAATAGCAATGTTGCCATTATAAGTTACTTTATAAGTTGCAAAACACTGATTGGTGTTACCTTTGAGAATAAAAATGCCTGTACCATTTTCATGTATTACATTTCCACGAGTGCAAGGCATAGATGCTACAAAATCTATCGGAGTATTAAGGGGAACACTCTGAAGTCCATTAGCAAGATATTCTGCTGCCATAATATCACCAACCTAAATTAATAGGAACCACAACCACAACCTTGGTTGTTGTTATTTCCAGGACAAGTGAAAACTGGTTGATTACCATATACAGGAACTGTATTTACTGGACAATTCTTAAGTCTGTTATACAAGGCATCTACTTCGTTATTCAAACCTTGCTGGAAGATAGCTGTTTGATTAGCTTGGCTCTCTCTCAATGTTGCCATATTAACAGCATTTTGGAGTGAGACATTCTCCCTTTGAGCTTGAGCAAGTTGGTTCTTAACTCCGTCAAGTTCAAGAGCACAAAGCTTATCAAGAATTGCTTGGTTACCATTACGAATAGCATCTGTAATGTCACGAGCATTTTGAGCTGAAGCAGTACGTGTAGCACAAGCCTCAGTAGCCTCAGTATACTTCAAATCAGCAATGCCTGTTTGAACATTAGTAAATCCTTGAGTTGTAGCTGTTTGAGCATTGTAAGAACGTTCAAGGTCAGCTATTTGATTTGCATACATTTGCTGAGCAATTGCATTCTGTGCACCATTGATAGAAGCATTTACACCAGCAAAACCATTGCAAAGATTTTGATTAACACCAGCAAATCCAGATGCAACATTTTGATTTACACCTGCAAAGCCTGTGTTAAGATTTTGGTTTACGCTATTGAATCCGTTAGATACATTCAACTGCATATCTCCGCAGCATTGGCAAAGTTGAGTAGCAAGAACAGAAATGCTATCACGAATGGAAGTGATTCCATCGTTGATTTGTGCATCTCTGAATCCGCTACTTACATTGTTGTTAATGCCATTTTGGCCATTCAGAAGCCAAGGGAAGTCATAGCCTAACATCATGTTGCCATAACCACCGCCAAAGCCTCCACCGAAGCCAAAGCCACCATTGCAAAGAGCAATAAGGAAGAGAATGCCAAGCCAGCTATCGCCGCCTCCAAACAATCCTCCACCGTTGTTCATGTATGGTGTCATTGGTACCATGGGATAACCACCATAGCCTCCAATGTTTCCACCATATGGTGAGAGTAACATAGTTGCGTTGAATCCGTTTCCTTCTTGAGTCATAACGAACTCCTTTCTCCGAGGAATTAACTCGGTAAGCGTCCACATCCTTCTTCTTGTGTGAACGGTTTAAAATTAATTTATATCAAGGCTTTTGCCTTAATACCAAAATTATTTCTTGTCTATCCTTGTAAGCATATCATAAATTTGCTTTTGGATAAGTGGGTGAATCTGATTTGTAGCAGCCAGGTGTCTTACTATCTGTTCTGGAGTTTTTGCTTCTGGAGGTATATTCAAACCTTTCAAGTATTTACTTGGATTCTCTTGGAATTGATTATAAAGTGCATTAAAATCAATTTGCTGATTTCCATTTGGTTGAGCTTGAAATGCTTGAGGTTTTTGATTTCCAAATATCGGGTTGCCCATTAGCCTTTCAACTCCTTTGCTACATCTTGCATTTCTGTGATGATATTTTTATATGGCTCAAAGTCTGATTTCTTCATATACTCATCCATATTTACTTGTGGCTTTTCAGACTCTTGAACCTGAGGAATTTGCTCATTTTCATTTTCCTCAATAAGTCTGAATTTTGTAAACTTTCCAGGCTCAAGAATTGTAGAACCTGCAGACTTTATATAAATATAGCCTTCATTCACATTGACAAAATAAACTGTATTATTTGGAGCAACATCCCAACGTCTTGCAACCTCTTCTGAGGAAACATTAATAAACACCGTAGTTGCTATTTGTCCAGATTGATTTTGTTGATACTGTTGTAGCATCTGTTGATAAATAGCACTGCCTTGGCCAGGTATAATTCTATTCTGACCAAAGAAGTCTGGTAGTCCCATTGCCATTACCATTCCTCCTTTGTATAATAATAAATTGGAATCTTATCACCACTATCCCAAGCGTCAATGTAATCACCATTAACTACAGCAACAGCATGGGTTCCAGTAGCAACAACATATGAGCCTTTTGGATGTTCATTAGCAAAGTCTTTAACTGAATAACAATAAGGGCAATCATTTGGGCAAATATATCTTTTAAATCCTCTTTGTCTCAAATAAGAATCCCAGACACCATTGTTATTTCCCCAGTCGCCAATATATTTTCCTTTATCACATAGCTCATCATAAATATCGTCCCAAGAATCTCCAGTAACAATAGATATTGCTCGTATTACGCAGTCACCTGCAAAATAATTACCACGAGGATTCTCGTTATACCAAATAAACATTATCTCTTACCTAATCTTGCTTGCTTATCGTATATAGTTGGTAAATCCCAACCAATACCATCTCTAACTTTATAAAGCATCTCTGCATCTTTAAGTTCTTGGTCAACATCTCTGACATATCTCATAATAAATTCAGCTGCAGCAACTTCTGAAAGTTCAATCAAATTGTTATAAGCGTCTTCATATATCACTTTACTTTGACGTTCCCACTCAATCCATGCTGTCATTCCATACTGAATTAAACGCATTTTGTCTTCAGGTGTCAACTCTTTAGATGGTTTCTTGAATAAGCCTAAACCAAAAACATCAATTTGCGGAGGATTGTCAGCAATAGAAAGCAAATGATAATGCTGAGCATAATATTTATTAAGCTCTATCATTCCATGAGATTCTTCCTGTAACTGTTGTTCTTGACGTCTTGCATCTGGTAAGAGGTCTATGAAAATAAACAACTGAGTAAGTTGTGTATGAATCATCATGGCTCCTATCATACGGTTATTAAGTGATGTAAATATTTCATGTACTGTCACGTTTATTATTCTCCTTCATTTGTACTTCTAAAGCAATTATTCTTTCATTAAGATGATTATGCGCATCTATCCGAGCCGCCTGTTTCTGCAATTCTTCATGTACAGCTTCAAGCTTTGTATTTGTTACCGCCTGTGATACTTCCAAATTATGGGTCATCTTTTCCGTTGAAAGTTTAGAATTGACAATAACAGTAATAATCGTTGCAACACCCGATATTGCCGCTACAATTACGCTTGTTTCCATTGGCTCATCTCCTTTCTTTCAGCTCATAGTAAGGACAAAAAATGTCCTTACCTGAACCGAATAAAAATATAATTTTATTGCCTTGTTTTACTCCCAGTCCAAATAAGGCTGGTATGGTTTAGCGGTTGAGCCTTCATTGAGCATTGTTACTTCCAACAAGTTATCAAATTGTGCTCGTCCATACATGACAACAATGTACGTTTCATTTGTAGTTGTAAAGGTAACTGGTTCGGAATAACTACCTCTATATACAACAGTTCCCGTAATATTCTTATCATTACTTGTTGGCACGTTGCTACTGTCCGTAATAAATATTCTAAAAGTAGATACAGTGTCCGATGTATTAAGAGATAAAGTATAGGTCTTACCAGCTTCACAAGGTACTCTGAAACATTTAGTCGGTTGGCTATCATCATATGTCCAGTTAGTAGTGGTTATGTTAGTGTAAGTATAAATGCTTGCATTATCCTTATCAAATAAATTCTCTGTCCTACTATACTTCTCCGCTTCATGCTCATGCCAGCCGTGATAGGTCAAATCTACCTCTGACGGTTTCAAACTTGTGTCAACGTCAAACGTCTGACCGCCTGATGTGGTGGGGATAGTCGGCATAGTTGCAGTTTCAGTTGTGGGGGTTTCAGATGCATACCAGATTGTAACAGGATTGCCGTTATTATATTGAGCTTTTAACCAATCAGTAAAATCTTCAACCGTAGTATAATCTGTATTTTTCAGAATAGTTCTAAATTGGGATAAAACGCCCGAAGGGTGTCCAAATGTACACTCCCCATTTGAAATACTAACAGCGTACGCATAGGCTCTAACTTTAAAATGACTTGTTATTGTTGGAGGAGTCAAAGTAGCATCTGTTGGTATTATTGGATTTATAATATTGTCAGCATAAAACCAACTTGCAATACTGCCGTGTACTCCCCAGTTCTCTTGTCCTGTTATTACGTATTTCTTAATCACCCTCGTCACCGTACCGTCCGCTGCTATTGTATCAGCATAGTCACCGATTTTGCGTAAAGGCTCACTCAGATACACGTTGGTTGTAACCCCACCACTGACTATTGGGATTTTGTAGCCGTAAGGTTCGTAAGGTTTGGCGGTACTGCCGACGTTGAGCATAGCATTAGATACATCAGAGATTGTAATAGGCAATCCTGTGGTTCTGTATAAACATAAATATAATGTATCACCATTACTAACATCTATCGTTGTTTCTCTTGATAGTCCAGTTACTCTTTCGATAAGTGTACTTCCGTTAAACAACGAATACATGAATTGAGTATTTGCCACCCCTGACGTGAAATTAAATGTAACATTATTCACATTATTTACATCAATTGGACTTGTGGTCGCTATTCTTCCGCCATTATTATACGGTTGTGGCAAACCCGTATTATTGTTTAACCAATAATCATTAACAAACGTACTGTAATCAAGCAAATTCTCTGTTCTCTCCCCACACTCACTCGGAGTAATTGGAGAAGTCGGTGTTGGAGTACCTGACTGCTGCATATTGCCTTTGATTGCAACTGTTGCATTTGTGCCGTCATTGTATGTGGTTTTAGGCAAATCTGTTATAGTGTCGGTTGCGGTTTCAAGGCGTGTGTAGGGTATGTCTTTGAAAGCAAGATACGGCTGATATGGAAGTGCGGTTGAGCCTGTGTTGAGCATGATTTTTGTATTATCAGCATCAATTTCATAGTTATTGCTCCTTTTGACACATATTCTTAGCTTTTTGTTTGACCCAACAGTCCAAGTATAGGGCAAAGCATGCCACTCCTGATAATTACCAGTATAATTACCGCTTGAATCATACTCTAACAGCACACCATCATAACTATTGCTGTTAGCGTCATATACCGCAGCCGTAACTTGTCCACTTGTTATGTCAGAAAAATCTATCGTGGTTAAGCGATTAGTCATTACTGTATCGCTAATCGTACCGTCAGACCAGTTAAGTCCTCTCTGTACATAATTCTGAGTTGACAAATTCTCCGTCCTATCATACTTCTGAATTATTCCGTTCATGGATTAACCACCGCCGTATTAATCCAGATAGAGCCTTCGGGAATGTTTCCTGTGGGCTGTGTTGCCTGTACGAAAAGAAGTGTGTCCTCAGTATCGTCCATGATTATGCGGTTTGTTACAACCTTGATTTCTGATAACTTTTCATCAGTTTGAGCTTTGGTATAACTGTCTTTTGAAAAATCAATCCAAGCCAATGCTTGCAAATCTGTATCATAACCCCAAACATACTCTGTACCATCTGGTGTTGTTCCTGAAGTACCTGCATATTTTACGGTATAAGCAAAACCTTCTTCTACATTGGTAAGATTTTCCAAATCTGAATAATAAGATACAGCTCCTTTATAAGTTACACCTCCAACCAATCCCGAAGTCTTTTGGTCAGTATAATCTTTTGATTTCTTAAAGGCCATTTTAACTGCCAATATAACAGAATGAATACTTATTGCCATTTATATCACTCCTTATTGTTCATTCCATACACCTGTTTCATCAAGTGCAAACATATCTCCCGTCTTTACATTCCAAGCAACTGAACCTGGGGCCCAATCTTTTGGAACTGGATTTGGCAAATCAGAATTAGAACTAATCTGAATTACCACTACATTCTTGGGGCCATTATTATCATAAGCAGCCCTTGTTGAATCCATAATAAAATAAGCCATATCATTTTCCTCCTTAAAAATTATTCAGAAGCATTATCAAGTTCCAAAAATATCTTGCCAATATATGGAGCTTGTACTAACTCTTCCCCTATGTATATATTCTTTACTTTTATTTTTCCAGCATAAATTGCAGGGAATATTGGGTCTGGTGGCAATAAAAGCATATTAAGTCTGCCAAGTTCTTCATCATAATACCAAAAACTTGCAGGATAAGGTGGAGTTAATATATCACCCTCAATTGCATCTATCATTGGTTGCCAATAATCATCATTAAGTGTAAGTTGATTATTGGTCAAATTCCAAAAACATGCTGGATAAGGGGAAGTAATTATATCCCCAGAAATTTCTTCTGCAAGACTTTCATGGTTGAGACGATTGTCAGTATCTAAATACCATGACATATAATCACCTCACTTAATTTGGAACAACAATATCAAAGCCGTCTGCTGATAGTTGTGCTGGATTTGTCATATTATCTGGTATTTCTGGAATAGCATTTGTGTTCTGATTTGTGATAGGACAATTTACAGTATCATCACCATATTTCTTTACAACATTTGTTGTTCCATCTGCTGCGGTTTTGTATACGCCCTTAGGAGCATAAATACTTACAGCAGAACCACTAACGCCACTAAGGCTTCTCAAATCAGCATCCACAACATTTTGTATTGTTGAGTTATACGTATAAAAATTTGTAATACCAATTGCACTACTTGTTCCAACGATTGTTCCATCAATATAGCAACCGTTTAATTTTAAATTGTGTGTACTACAATGAGGGCTTACCTCAATTCCTGGCATAAAAGCGCCAATAGTCCATCCGTTATAATATTCTTTGAATCTGCAATAATTAGCATATGCAAATTGACTACCGCTATATTTCCATTCACCATTTAAAGGAACATATGTGTTTGATGTGTCACTTGGTTTATATGGAATATTGAAGAAACAAGAAGTAAAAGTCAAGGCGTTTCCGTCTGTGCTTCCAAAGTCACAAGCATTAATCAAAAATCTATTTCTACGCCCCACAAAACTACATTTATTAAAAGTAAGCTTATTATTAGAAATTACACCAGTATCTACAGTACCCACAAAAGGAGCACCATCAAGAATAAGGTTTATGAAATTTATATTTTTAAAAGTTACATTTGTATTTCTATTACCAGACGATTGGCCTGTATAACGAATGAGGTTAAATATTGCTACAGGTGATGTTAAATTAGTCCTGAGATTCCTTATAACATGATTCTTGACCACATCATTTTCGGTATAAGAACCATCTATAACAACGGGATAATCTCCACTATTATATATGGGTATTGTACTTCCAACACCTGTAGGAATTGCATCGTTACAGTCTATGTCAGCTATAAGCTTAATTGTTCTTGATTCCATTGTTGTAGCTGAAAGTTTTGCCACAAGTTCAGCCCATGTACTAACTTCATATGTTGCCATAAAATATCACTCCTTTCACACTACAAAATAAACTGTATTTGGGTCATGTTCTTCCATTTCGTCGTACTCTTCTTGAGTGCATTTTATGAACGTCAGTCCATTCATGTTTGAGGTATTTATTTTTACCTCAGCCATCTCCCTTGCATCTCTGAGAATTACGTCTTCTATTGTTTCAATAACACCATTGGTAAGAAGATAAGCTAACGGAATTTCTTTGGCATGAACATCATCTTGACAGTCTGGATAACCTTGTCCGATTTGTCCTTGCTTTAATATCACTGTAAATTCTCTTTGGTCATAGTCACACCTGATACAAATTAAGTCTCCTCTTTCTCCTCCAGGGGTTGGTGTTTCTACCTCAAATTCTATATCACTATCACTCTCTACCCATTTACCATTTATCCAAGCATATCCTGGTTTTACAAAAACTTTCTTTGAATCATCTGGTCCTTTTACAACCTTGAAACTTGTAGATGTAGCTTTCGTTTTTCCAACTATGCCATCAGAAATAAATCCCTGAAAACATTTTGTAAATTCATCAGCGCTATATTCTCGGTCATATATACCAGCTATAAGTTCTGCATTGAAAAATCCACTTGTAAGTGACATATATTTTCCTCCTTATCCATATAAGTTTTTTATCTTTTCAGATACTGTTGGCAATTCATAACCAACAATTAACTCAGATGTAATAGTTGACGAGTATTTTTCTTGAATACCAATAATCTGAGCATCTACCTGAATACCAATATTCTCGTCCATTACAGTAACCTTATCGCCCATTGAATAATCTACTCCATACTTGAAAGTAGAATTATCAACATTAAGCTTTCCAGAAATTGTTTCAATCTCTTTACATTCTGAAAGTTTTTCATTTCCTCTTTTAGTAAGCATTGCTCTGTAATCTTCTGGGGAAATAGTTCCACCTGTATCAGTCTCACTTTGCAAATCTCTGGCATCCACAAAATATTCGTATCTATCATAACCAGACAAACTTGAATCTCCTACTTCTACCAAAGTTCTTCCAGATTCTGTAGCCTCTCCAAAAACATAAGCATAATTTTTATAATCACGATTTGAAGTATAGTAATCAAACGATAACAAATTCTCCAAACTATTACTAAAAATTACAGGCGAACTTGAAGAGGCAGAATGGTCAGCACCTTCCATAATTTGAAACAATAATTTTTGTTCTGCTGGAAGGAATTGAACTTCATATCCCATAGTTGGTGTTATCTTGCAATAGTCCTCTACAATATCATACAAAGGGCCTTTGCTTTGCCTTTTATAGGTTGGGCCAATACTTGGAATATCATCTGAAACTTCAAAATAGTTTATAGCTCTTGTTCCTGCCATAATTCCTAAATTGCCATCAACCAAAGCTGCCACCATTTCGGGAGCATCTAAATTATTGGCAACAAAATCATTGCACATTCTCATTGACAACAACTTTTCTAAAGTTAGTCCTTTAATTTGCAGACTTAATTGTCCCTTATCTTCAACTATTTCTACTGTATCAATCCTTATAGCATTCTTACTATTAGGACTAAGAACAATTCCTTTTTTAAGCAATTGGATATTATGAGAAGTAGGGAAAACCTTAATTGTAGCTTCCCCATACTTATCAAAATATTTCTTCCAATCAACAGAAATTAATTCCTCAATTATTCCTACCTGCTCAAAATGTGAATTGTCAAGTTGATAAACATTTAAAGCTTGAAAATTTCCTAAAAGCATTCTTGCACCTCCACAAACTGAGGAGAAATTTCCATTGTTATTTTCAACGAATCTTCGCCACTTGTTGCATTATATCCTATTAGATTATTACCTGGAATAAGGTTTAACCATGAACTATCAGCTGACATATATTGAAAATAATTTGTCGGTTGAGCACTACCAATTCTTCCCATTATAGATTTAAAACCAGCATTTGTATTTATTTCAACTACCTCACCTTCAACCAAAGTTTTCTCAATGGTAAAATGTTCATCAGTTGTGAAATTATACAAAGTTGGATTTTCAACCGAACCATCGGTAGCTTCCATTGTAAACTTAAATCCTATTGGAATTTGTCCAGTATTTTTAATTATTCTTTTTCTATATTCACCTATACTTCTTACTGCAAATAAAATTGGTTTTTCTTCTGTAACATAAAACGGAAAATGAAACAGGTCTACATATTTACCAACATTTATTTGCACATCTCTGAATAAAGTAAACAATGGATAAGGACACATACCAGATATTTTAAACCTGCATATACACTCATTGTTACTTGTTTCCTCCGTATTGGTATATCTTACTGAGGAGTTTATCCTTACTTTTATTTGAAACTCCCTGTACTTTACCAAATACTCATGCATCGGAACGAAGAAACCATTTATCAGCCTTTTCCTTTCCGTCATTTGTGATTCTGATTCAGCAACAATAAAACCAGAAATATCTATGCTTCGGGATTTATAAGAAGCACTTATGACTGTTACTCCAATTTGATTTACATATTGAGAGGTATTATAATTTACAGTGGCCTGTCCCCAATCAACATAATCTAAAATATAACCAGGCGTATTAAATTTATCCATATTCAATTCCTGATTAGTATCTATATCCTTTATCATAATTGATTCAACCATGTTAGCACCTCCTTAAAATCCCTCAGCAATATCTCTTTTTACTCGTTTAATTTGTCTTGCAGCCTCTTCCTCGTCTATCTGATTATTGGTATAGAAATTATACGTATCTCCACCACCAAAATTAGAACCGCCTTGGCTCCTTTCAGACTCTTGTTGATTAACTTTTTCAGCCTTTGACAAATTATAACTATAGTTCATTTTTGAAACATTGACTAACTCTTCAAGCAATACAACCATTGGAGTTATATCAATTATTTTTGTTTGCATAGTTGTAGCAAATTGGTTAGCCATTTTTTCTTGAATAGCAACCATTTTGTTTAATGGCACTAAAATAACCTCTGCTATCATTTCCTTAAGTCTACTCAAAGGAGTAATTACTTCAGGGTCAGTTGCGGCATTTTTATTATCACCTACAATAGCAGCTGTTGGACCATAAGCCATACCACCCTTAGCAAGTCTTGGCAATTGTACATAACCAACATGACCTAAATCTACCCCAGGAATCTCGTTTATAAAATCAATAACTCCATTTATCATGTCAATAAAACCATTGATTCTATTTTCGATAAATTCAAAGATATGATTTACAACCGACTTAAATGCATTTGAAAAAGTCTCACCAATCTTTTGACCTATGCTTCCAAATACATCTTTTATCTTATCCCAAATACCTTGGAAAAATTCTTTTATTCCACTAAATACTGCCTTGACATTATTTAATGCTTCCTGGAATTTATCCCTAAACCAATTTCCTACAGTTGAGAAAACATTTTTGATATTATCCCAAACGCCTTGGAAGAAGTTTCCGATAATTGAAAATACTGCCTTTATATTATCAACTGATTCTTGGAACTTTTCCTTGAACCATTTTCCAATATTAGCAAATACATTCTTTATTTTCTCCCTGATATTCTCAAAAAAGGTAATGATAACTGCAAATACTAATTTGATATTATCTACAGATTCTTGGAACTTCTGTTTGAACCAATTACCTACACTTGCAAATACATTCTTTATACCTTCCCAAATACCAGCAAAGAAGTCATTTACAACTGACCAAACAGTTATAATTAAGGAAACTGCCTCATAGAATTTTTCTCTAAACCATTCGCCTACTGCGGCAAATATTTCTTTGATTCCGTCCCAAATTCCTTGGAAGAATTCATGTATTGCAGACCAGACTGTAATTATTGCATCTAAAGCTTGTCTAAATACATCTGCAAACCATTCCTTAACTGCACTAAAAATGCTCTTAATAGCATTCCAGATTGATTTAAAGAAATCAATGATTTTACTCCAAGCATTTTTTATTGCCTCAGCTGCACCAGAAAAATCTCCAGTTAAAACCCCTTTGACTACTGCAAAAACAGCCTTAATTCCAGCCCATATTGCTTCAAAGAATTTTACTACTGGGTCCCATACAGCCTTTATTACTTTCCATGCAGTTTCAAAAAATCCACCAAGAATTTTGGCAGCCACTGAAAAGGCATATTTTATAGCATTCCAAATTGCTTCAAAATATGGAGCAACAAAATCCCAAACTGCCTTTATGTTCTGCCAAGCCTTTTCAAAAATTGGTCCAAGAAATTCCCAAAGTGCCTGCCATGCTTGCTTAATAAAATCAATAGCAGAGCCTACAACTTCTTTTATCTTTTCCCAAGCAGCATTTACTTTGTTCCTAAAATCTTCATTGGTTTTATACAGATGAACAAATATAGCAACCAATGCTGTAATGGCAGCAATTATTGCAGTTATTATCAGAATAACTGGATTGGCAGCAAGTATCGCATTAAGGGCTACAACGGCCGTTTTAATGGCATTAACTATCTTGATAATAGTTGATATGGTCTTGATTACCTTTCCAATAATCAATAATAGTGGGCCTATAGCAGCCACTATACCAGCTATTCTTAAAATCATCTTTTGCTGTTCTTCTGATAAGTTAGAAAACCAATCTACAGCCTGTGAGATTTTGTCAACTACCTTTTTGATAATCGGAATAAGGATATTACCAAGCTTAATTGCTACACCCTCAATTTGAGATTTAAGCAATACCAATTGTCCATTCAAATTATCATTCATAGTATCTGCCATTTGTTTAGCAGTACCATCAGCATTTGCCAAGGCCTCTGTTAACTTATTATAATCACTTTCGGAAGCATTTATAATTGCTAACATACCTGACATTGCTCTTTCACCAAACAAAGCAGAAGCAGCCTCTGCCTGTTCAGCCTCTGTCAAACCTGACATCTTTTCTCTTAACATATCCATAACTTCTGCCAAACTCTTCATTGAGCCATCTTCATTCGTTATAGATAAGCCTAAATTTTCCATCCAGCCAACGGCTTCTTTTGATGGACTTATTAAACCACTTATTGCACTTCTAAGTGCAGTACCTGCTTGACTTGATTTAATACCTGCATTTGCCATCAAACCAAGAGCAACACCTACGTCTTCTGCACTATAACCTAATGCACCTGCCAATGGAGCTACATACTTGAATGATTCACCAAGCATAGAAACATTGGTATTTGCATTTGAGGAAGCAGCAGCCAAAACATCAGCAAAATGACTTGAATCTTCTGCACTTAAACCAAATGCCGTTAAGGCATCTGTTACAATATCAGAAGTGGTTGCCAAATCCTCACCCGAAGCAGCAGCCAAATTCATAATACCTTCAATACCATCGAGCATCTGTTCCGTTTTCCAACCAGCCATTGCCATATATTGGAAAGCATCCGCTGATTCAGAAGCAGAGAATTTTGTGGTCTCGCCCATTTGTTTTGCCTTTTCAGTCAAGGCATCTAAATCGTCACCTGTAGCACCTGATATAGCAGAGACTTTGCTCATGGCTGATTCAAAATTAGCCGACGTTTTTACAATAGCAGTTCCAGCACCTACAATTGGAGCAGTTACCATTGCCGTTGTTTTCTTTCCAACAGAAGTAAGTTTATCACCAACTGAATCTAACTTATCAGTTATGGATTTAGATGTTTTTCCTGCTTCACCTTGTGCCGACTTTAAACCAGATAAAAACTTGCTTATATCAAGGTCCAGATAACCGACCGCAGAACCAACATCTACAGCCATAACATATCTACTCCTTTCTTAATCTCTTAACTCTTTGTAGTACTCTGAAAAATTCTTATACCGTTTTCCATTTAGTTTTGCTTTCTTAAACTTTGGCTTCTCTCCGTCTTTCATTCTTGAACTTATGTATGCACAAGCTTCATCAAAACAATATTGTTCATACTCATTGGCATCATAAAGAAAACAACTGGGCCGACAGTGATAAAATTCCGCCAGCCCAATCATATTCAAAATATCTTGATTTTTAACGAAAGGACTTAAGTCCCTCAACACCTTGCTGAGAGTAGTTAAATATTGCAATAAGTTGCTCATCGGTAAGCTCTATACCAGCACTTTTAATTTCAGCCATTGTAGGCGAAACTAAAGAAGCTTCTGCAATTATTTCAAGTACTCTATACATATCCCCCATGGTATTATCTGAATTAGTAGCCACTTTTGACTTGCCATCAAATAATGAAGAAGCAGTTTCCAACAAAGAATTAGGAATTTTTCCACTCTTTGCAAGAACCAGCATTGAAGGTCTTTTGAGCCTTGCAACAAACGGCTGGTCTGGAGCAAACGCTGGTAGTCTAACTACCTGACCTTTTGCAAATTCTGATAACTGAGCAATGGAAGTAATATCATTTGGAGTCGGAGGGGGAAGCTCTACCTTTTTCTCCTTCTCTATAACCTCTGCCTTTTCACTATCTGCATAATACTGAGCCAATATTTTATCTGCATCTTCGGAAGATATGCCTGTACTCATCAACTGTTCTTTATTTAACATTTTTCATTTTCCTTTCGTTTTTGATTTTTAAATTAAGCTTCACCCACAGCAGTGATAGTTACATCATCAGTAACCGCTGGAATGTTAATCAGAGCACCTCTTGTAGATGGTCTTGTAACAACTTGACTTGTAATGTTTGTGGTGCCCATCATTACTGTTACTGTATCAATAGAAGTCATTCCTTCACCTGCTGTCAACGATACAATAAGCTCTCCATTTTCATACACATAGTCCTTATCGTAATTTGTTGTTACATCTGTGAGATTTTGAGTAACTGAGAATGTTCCAGGTCCTGCTAATGTTGGAAGCTCATCAACATAAGTAATCTCATATGGAGCCTCACCTAACTTTGGAGCAGAATCAATTGTATACTCAGGAGCTCTAAATACATCATCCTCAGAGGAGAAAGCAATTGGTTCACCTGTGCAGTTTGGATATGATATTTTCTCGTAATTGATAATATCACCAGAAGTATCATACTGAGCTGAATAACAATTCAAAGTGAATGGTTCAACAACTTCTCTTGAACCTGCAACAGGAGGAGTATAGCTTGTAAGCTTACCTGTATTTGTATCATAAGTACAAGTACCACCCTGAAGTGCCAATACCAAATCTGGATTGAACACATTATCTGTAAGAGTAATTGTTGTACCAACGATAGTAACTTTCTTTTTCTTTTGTGCTCTCAGAATACCCTTTACTACCAATCTTATGGCGTCTTGCTCTTCCGTCTGTGTTTCTACACCAACCTTATTTGATGTATCAAAACCGAACTCATCACCATCTTTAGTTGTAATGGTAACCAAGGCACAATCTATTGTAGGAATTTCTGCCTTTGACTTTCTTACACTTGGCATATTGTTTTACCTCCTTATCATCGTTTCTTATGATTTTTATACTCAATACTTGTTACATGAGCTTCAATATCATCTTGATAGATACTACCTGCAACATAGCCTGTTGGAATGAACTGGGGGGATATTTCCTTCATAGCCATTTTTACAGATTGTTTTAAGCCATCTAAAAGAGAATAGTTGAGCTTTGGAACATAACAGTAAATAGTATAAACATCATCATCTGTACTATAGGTGAAATGTTGTGTAGCACCATCGTATTTTACCACGATATATGGCTCTGTACATTTACCTATTTTTTGTCCAGGAGAAAAGACCGAAAAACCTTTTTCTTTCAAGAACAAAAATAATTGTTCCCACTGAGATTTTCCCATTTCTTTTACCTCCTTACAACTTTATTTTATTCAGAATACCTTGCATTTCTGACATAACCTTTGGGGATTCTGACTTAATAGTAGGACCAATAATAGCAAATCTTTTTTCATGAGCCAATTCCAACCAAATTCCGTAAGACACACCATGGGATAATGTTATGCGTATCAAATCATCTTTTGGTCTTGAAACTGTTCCTCTTAAAGTTGCTTTAGCCATGCCTGTTCTGTCTCTCCAAGGTCTATTCTTTTGCATTGTTGATTGCAACTTGGAAGCCTTAGTACTGGCATACATCAGAATTAAAGCTCCCAGTTTAACAGCCATCTTATCAAGATTTTTATTTAAGTCGCTATTTGTATAATCAATCTTAAAGGCCAATGTCTTG